CCTTACAAATTAATGCAAGGGTTAATTTAATAATTTAGATTCGATTAAGCAACCGTTCCAGTAGTTCCAATCATTGTTGAACCGTCTAATCCGTTCTTCTTAACAAGTGGTTGTAATACGTCTGCAATTGTTTGTGAAGAATAGGTTAGCGTATAAGTTCCTGGTACTGTTGAACTCTCAGCAGCTACAACCGTAACATCTGCACCATCTGTATTGTTTCTAATCTTACTTGTGGCAGCCGCAACAGTTGAAACAAAATCAGCAGTAACTAATCCAGATATAGGATAGTTTGTTACAATGTTTCCAAACTTAGCAAATACTTTTAATGTCATTACTGTTTGAGTAGTTGAAACAATAGTACAATACAAGTTCATTAATCCGCTAACAGTAGCCAAATTAATTCCTGTAATTGAACTTGCTGCAATCATTCTTAAATCTTCATCACGCTCATCAACTCCCCATTCAAATTGAAGCATCAATTTTTGGATTGTTGTATCAGTAGTGAAAACCATTTTTGCATAAAAAGTATTTGCATCAACTTCAATTGGATATAAATATCCATCGTTGTTTTTTACTTTTCCGTAAATAGAACCATTATTGTCAATAATAAACATCCCAAATGTTGAACATCTGTTAGCGTTTAATTGTGCCAATAACTCTGGCCCTTGCTTAAGAATTAATGCAGTAACATTTCTAATTCCTTGTCGAATAAAGTATTTACTTCCATCTTCAAAAGTTTCAAAGATTGCATCTGCTCTTTCACCAGCAACATTTTTTAATGGCCCAGTTGGATACCATCTTTTAGAATCGTCAGCTTGATTTATTAATGCAGTAAAATAAGCATTGTTTAAAGTTGTAGCTGGGTCTATTTTGTTTTCTGTTCCATCGTCAGCAACTAAAGGAACAAGGATATACTGTTTAGTAACCCCAAACAAAGGAACACAACTTGGTGTGCCTGTGTTTTGTAGCGAAACGCCACAATCGCAAAGTGTAGCCATATTTTTATTTTTTTATTTTTTTTTGTTTATAATTATTTTTAATTGCAACATTCCATACATTTATTGAATGGTATTTGGATTTGAATTTCCACTCCGCTTATGTTGTCAGCGAAAATTTGTTTTACAACACCTAAATCTGTTTGAACTTTGCCAAAATTTACATAGTCGTTTTCTGTAAATCTTAACTCGTTTTCAGCGTTTAGTTGTGAGTAGGCTTTAAGCGATTTAATAAACTCCTTTCTCAAAGATTTCATTTGATTAATTGCATTTGTGTAATGGTCTCCTGTTAGCCAATTTTTCGGCAAAGCATCTACCATAAAGTAAATAGCACAATCGCTTGTATAATCAACTGTATCCATATCAGAAGCATAATTCTCAGGGCTAAATAAATGTAAATAAATAAAAGGTAATTTGCTATTCGATTGCATTGTCTTAACCAATTCTGCTGAAGTATCCATAAATGTACCATAATAGAAAAAAGGATTTGCCAAAGTAAAAATTCCTTTAACTGGCAAACTTGAACTTTTAACTGTTATCGAAACATCTTGAACTACCTCTGTAATTGTCAAAGAATTTAGCAACTTACCAAATGTTGCCCATTTAGTATTTTTTGAATTTAACTTATATTTTCCTGAGCCTAACACCTCAACAGAATCAACAACAATTGAAGTATCAATTGAATTAATTACTAATTTTAAATGTTGGTTTGTAGTTAAGCCCATGAATTATATTTTTTGTAAATTCCTTTGTACGTTGGATAACTTACCTCTTTATTTTTCTCAATATAAGCCTGAATAGCTTTGTATGTTTCAATACATTGATTATATTGGTTTATCAATGTAGAGTAACTCATTGCACTTGGATTGCTTATTGTGCCTTCGTTTTGTGTATTGCCTTGAATTGTATTTGTTTGCGGTTGTGTTCTAACATAGAAAAAGTAAACCCATTTAACCAACATTTGTTTAATACCAATTGAATGGTACTGAATATCGTTAATCTCTTTTACAAATGGGTTAAATATTTCTAAATAAATTGGATTAGTTGGAACACCACTTGATAAATCTAATTCAAACAAATCAAACAACTCAATGCCTAACATTTCATACAACAATTTTTTTTCATTGGTATCAATAGCCAAATTCAACTGAGCAGTAGTATACACATCTGTAGCGATTGCATTTTCGCCACTTGCAAAATCAGAAGTATTTATTATTAATCCCATTGATATTAAATTAGTTGTTTGCTACTAAGTAACCTTTAAGAGTGCAACTCATTGTTCCACTTCCAGTATAACTAAGCCTATAAAACTTGTAAGGACTTGCAGTAACTATTAGCATTGCAGTTGATGTTGTTACGTTGGTAACTGTCATTGTTGCTGAGGATACATAAGAACTTGATACAGTTACATAATTAATTCCATCAATTGAACCTTGTAATGTTACTGTTCCGGCCGCTGTTCCGCTTAACTTGGTAACTACTGGTTGAAAAGATACACGCTTGTAAAATGCATTTAGGGTAAATTCAACATAACCAGTTCCAGTGTTTGTTATAGTATCAGAAGTCAAAGAATAATTAGATAACATTGTTTTTGCAACTTTGTTATTGTTTACTCCAGCACCCCAAAAGAAACCACTAACTGTACTTGATTGTGTACCTCTACCAACAAAAGCAATTCTATAATAAAAAGCAGGGTTAAAGGTTTTTACAAATACTTTTGTATTGGTAGTTAAATCTGCAATAGAAAGTGAATCTGTAATGTCCATTTCGATGTAGTTTGTACCATCGTTTGAATATTGCAAAGTAGCTATCCCATCAGGTGTTCCTGTTCCTTTGGTAACTACTGCTTGAAAACTTACTGCTTCGTAAAAGATAGTTGGTGCAATTGTCACGTAAGTAGTACCAGCATTGGTTAAAGCTGCACCATTATTTGTCATTGCCACATACTTAGATGCAGATTGTGAAAACGTTGCGAATGTCAACAACATTAAACACATTGATAAAATTATTTTTTTCATTATTTCACTAATCCTTTAGAGGTTAATATTTCTGCTACATTTTTAGAAACCGTTACTATATCGCCAACTTTTAATCCTTTGAAATCTTTTACAACTTCAACTTCTGTTGGTTCTGTTGATTGGCTGAATTTAGAAACTTCAACTTCTGTTGGTTCTGTTTCTAAATTTGGTGATTCAACTTCTGAAGCTGAACCACCATTTTTAGTATTTTTTCCCATTATTAAGCAGTTTCTAAGGCAGCTATATCAGTTGAAAATGTTCCTTTAACAAAAGCAGTTCTGTCGTTGTTCTTGGTTACTAATGCACCTCTCCATTCTGCAATAATTGTACGCAAGTTTTTTGTCCAATCGTTACCATCTAATCCAATGTTAATCATAACACCTTGCATTTGATATAACACTGATAGATTGAAGTTTCCAACTAAGTAAGTACCAGCAGTTACTAAAGTAGTTGCAATCATTGGTACACCATCTAAAGTTAATGTGTCACCAATAAAAATTAAACGGTCAATGTATCTTCTATCAGTTGAACTTACTTTGTATAATTTCAATTTAGTAATATCAGATGGGTGCATTAGAATTGCATTTGGTGCTTCTTGATTAGCAATTGCAATTTGATTAGCTGCAACAGTTAATACATCGGCCTCATTTGCATTGTCAACTGTTCCTGCAAATGTACCAGCGGCAAAAGCAGTAGCAACCGTTCTAATTCCATTCATGTTTGGAGGTGTGTTATTTCCGCTATAAGCAGTAGATTCAACATCTAACATTAACAATCTCATTAATTCGTTTCTAATTTCGCTTTCAATGAAATCAATATCGTCTAACATTTCTGTTGAAACTTTTATGAATGCAGTTCTTTTAACTACAGCTTGAGATGCAACAACCAAATCAAAGTCAATTTGATTTTTAGTTGTTCCTTCAGAAGTACCACCAGCAGAACCATCTCTATTAGCTTGGTAAACCCAAGATATAATATTTGATGTTGCAGAACCTTTAGCAAATAAATCATACAAACGTATTCTTCTGGTTGCGATTAGGTTTAATCCTGGGATTCTTTGCTCAACAGGAACGTTACCACCACTAATATTAGTTGATTCCAACATTGTATCGGCAGCTTTGAAAGAAATCCATCCTGATTCAGTTGCTTTACTTCTATCAACACCTTTCAATGCTTTCAATTGCTCAAGGTTTTCTTCTAATCCTTTTCTAATTGCAGTAGTTTGAGTGGTCAAAGAATTTGCTCTGTTTTCTTTATTGATTTTCTCAATTGCTAAGCCGTATTCTTTTAATGCCTTGTTCAACATTTTTAACTGTTCTTTGCCATCTTCTGCTAATTGTGTTTTAAGTGCCTCGATGTCTTCTTTTGTAGCTTTACTTTCAATCTTAGCTTCCAATTCTTTCCTTGTAGCTTCATTTTTTTGATTGTAATACTCAGCCAATTGTTCAGGGTCAGCAGTTTCAATAAACGTTTTTAACTCTTCACCTTTCAATTCTTTGAATTTTCCTTCTACCATAAAGGCAGGAATAACTGTTGCGATTGTCAATACTTGACCTATAATAGTTTCGGCATTTTGCGACTTTGAAAAGTCTGCACTATAAACACCAATTCCACAGAATAAAAGGAATAAACCAATTATAACTCTGCTTAGTGTTTGTTTTCTTTTAGCAAAGCCAATCTTCATTTTGTTGGCATTGCTGTTGTTGTAATTTAACTCTTTCATTTTTTTTAAGTGTTTGTTTTTAATTAATAATTAATTTTTTTAGTAATTCACGCTTTGCTTGAAGTGATTTCTCGGCTTCTGTTTTTTGAGTGGAATTTTCCGGCTCAATTTCTTTTGGTATTGTAATATCTAATGTTGGGGTTACATAGTTTGACCCTTTTAATACTGCTGAACCCTCAATAATTTTTGCCTCTGTCACTGCAAAGAAATAACCCTCTTCATCTGCTTTTTCTTTGTTGGCTACCATTGGGTAGTATTTATCCCAATTTGCCTTATCTTCTTGGTATCGTTTGTCGTTTACATTCATACATAAATAAATGTTCACATATCTCATACCAACTGAGTGTTCTTTAACCCAACCATTAATGTATTGGTTGAACATAAATTCGTTTCTGTCTTTGCTTATTTCAGCATCAAAAATCAATGCTTCTGTTTCGCCTTGAAGTTTATCGAATCCTAATTTCTCCCAAGTGTATTTTTTTGTATAGGCATTAATTGTGTCGCTAATTACTTTGTCAAAGTTCATTCTATGCTCTTGCAACAAATAGAAAGTTTTCATTTCGTTTAGCGATTTTTTCCAAATGCCAGGTATGTGACAGTCATCGTGTGAATCAATTATATTGGTAGTGTTAATTACAACCTTTGCAGTAATTGTTTCAACATCTTCAGGCAAAAAAACCTCTTTGTTTAATTCCTTTGTTGCACCGCCTTCTTTGTATTCAGTTGGCAAAGCATAAGCAACGCAATCAGCGTGTTTAACCATTGACTTTTTAGAATCAATAATCAATTGCTTATTTCTAAATAAGAAATCAAACTTTTCAGCTTGTGTTTTAAAGGCTGGTATCTTCATTATTTTTTAATTAATTTGCTTTCCAATTTAATTTGTTTTGCTTTATTTATTTTTTCAATTTGTTCTTTACTTAGATTCTTTTTCATTTTTTTTACAAAATTAATTATTATTTATTGAATTATTCAAATATTTATTAATTTGGTTGTTGTTGTTGTGGATTCTGCAAATTATTAATAGGTGTTGTATTGATAATTAATAAATCTGCATTGGGGTCAGTTGATTTAGGTTCACCCATTTTCGCCCTTACTTCATTGGCTGTGTAAATACCTTTGTCTTTAAAACTACTTAATATGTCAGCTTTTTCTTTTAAGTTTTCTTGCAAACATTCTACTTTACTGAAGTCTTGTCTCATTCTTACTTTTTGCAATGGAAAATGATTTCTGCAAATGAAATGTGTGTATGCTTCAGATACTTTGTCAGACAAAGGAATTATGCAATTTGTATACATTGCCTTTTCTGCTTCAAGTCTATTGTTGTATGTTTTGTTTTCTGGGTCATTAAATAAACTTGAATCTAATCCTAAGACATTGCATAGAGTTCTTGTTGTTACAACTCCCTTTTCCAATAGTTGCATATCTGCAGGACTTAATCCAATAGGAATGTAAGTTAAATCTTTATTGGTAACTAATACTTGACCAAACTTTTCCGCACCACCCATTCTGTTTCTCATTTCATCGTTTACAATGTCTGCCTCATCTGGTGTCATTGCATTGTTTGATTTGTCAGATACTAATCCACTTATTCCTTTGTTGCCTAAAATTGAAGCATCTGCAATCCATCTTTGATTACCAACTTCAACCACTCTACTTGCAACTTCAATTGGGCTTAATCCATAATCGTACCTTTGTAAATTTGGATTAAAAAATTTGATGTGTTCTATTTCGCTTTTCTTATAAATTCTTGAAGTAGAACCAAAACTAAATTGGAACTCTAACTCAGGAATAAAAAAACTTGAATTTCTATTTAATATGTTTATCGCTTGACTTGGCAAAATGTCCAATTCTTCGATTAATGTTGAATTTATTTGGTTGTTGCCAACTAAATAGCTATTGCCAGTAATCAAAAGATAGATTAATACTTGTTCCTCAATGTCATTCCAAGTGTAACCTTTGCTTATATTAGGCTCAGACATTAATTCATGTATGGTTGTATCTTCAATTACTTTCCAATTTCCGCTTGCTTGTTGTTTTTCTACAATCCATGGGATACTTTTAGATATATCAACAATCTTTTTTACAATTGCGTAAACATCAACATTCGTTAAATAGCCTTCATTTACTTGTACATTGCTTGAGTTGTTCCAATTCAAAGGAATAAATCCACCCATTAATTGCCAAAGCAAGTTTCTATTTTGTGTTGTCAAAGGAATCCTTTGTCCATTTACTGTTTTGTTGATTGCGAAAACTGCTTTTTGTAATAAGTTCACACGATATAGATTAATTTTTTATGCAAATTTATAACTTTATTTTTAAATTTTACAATATTATCTTTTCATGCCTCCAATTGCTAATGTATTTGCAGGAGATAAATATTGAAATACATAGCGTGCTGGGTCAATTTGGTGGTTAAAATCGTCAATCGGCATTTGTGCTTTTCTATCGTGCCAAACATAATTTCTTAATTCTTTTATTAGATTGGTAGAGTTTTCCTCAATAATCATTTCATAATCTTGCATTCCTTTGATGCCATTCCGAATTGAATCTGGGCCTTTTATTGCTGGAATAATGTTAAATCCTTTTGCTCTTATGTCGTTTATTGTTCTTGGGTCAGCTGAATCTGCAACAATTAAATCACGTTTATTAGTTACAGACAAATCAATTAATTCAATCAATTGAGCTGTTGAATTTCCTTTTTTGTAAAATATTTCTTGTAAATAAATTAGTTTTCTTTTTTTGTCTATTGCAACTTTTACCATCGAATCTGGGTCATTGCTAAATCCAAAATCCAAACCATAAACATAAGGCAATGATTGTTCAAATTTGCCAAGTTTCCAGTTTTGAAAGATTGAACCTTGTAGTGTTCCAATTTCACCATCAATGTAAACTCTGCACCAATTAGCCCAATACTCAGAAGTTTTAGCTTTCTCAATCTTAATCATTAATTCACTAAATATTTCTGGTGGTATTGCTTCATTGTCTTTGTATGTCAACAACAAAAATTCTGAATCAGGTTATTTTAATGTTTCTGAA